GCTTATGTATACAAAGATTAAAAGTAACTTTTAGTTATATGCTTATTCTAAATAGTTATAGCCAAAACTGTACATTAATAATTAAATAAACGATAATGTAACCTCAATCAAAAAACAAAGGGCGACAAAATGACTATTATCAACCTAACAAACTGCACTATCAAAGCAACCATCAACGCTCAAATTGCTGACTTAAAAGAAGCGTTGCAAAGCAACATAAAAAATGGCGACAGAGACCGCATTAAAGGTTGCGAGTTTGCAATTATAGAGCTGAACATTCTTTTAGAGACTTTTGAGAAAGAAACAAAAGAAAAAGAAGAGGCAGATAACATTTTAAAAAATGAGGCTTTTTTGTCTGCATGAACCAACCGCCCCTTCGGGGGCTATCAAACAAAGGGTAAAAACATGAAATACGAAACTGCTATAAAAATCCTAGAAAAAGACATGGAGTTTTTAGGTTTAACTTTAAAAGAATTGTTGGTTTTTTCTACAACAAATCCGTGGACTGTAACAAGCAGGGTTATTCAAGCTATTGAAGTTTACAACAATCACCACAAGGAGGTTGTATGAGCATCAATGATTTAAATGATAAAGAGCGCGGGGAGCTTGATTGCGTACTTGGCTACCCCGCATTAGTAAATCAATCTACTGCTTATGAAAATGGTTATGGTGAGCAGTATGCAAAAGAACAGACTGTAGGAGGTCAAGAACAATGAAATCATCTGAGTTAATCAATGAACTGGCTAATGCGCTATGTAATGCACAAGGCCAGATGGGGGGTGCTGTTAAGGACTCATCCAACCCTTTCTTTAAATCAAGCTATGCCGATCTTACTTCTGTTATCAAGGCGATTAAGCAACCTTTTGCTGATAACGGATTGAGCTACACCCAGTTCCCAGTTAGCAACGAACATGGGGTTGGAGTATCAACTAGGCTAATGCACGTTTCTGGTCAGTGGTTAGAGATGGAATACACCTTGCCAACTGTCAAGAAAGACCCGCAAGCATCTGGCTCTGCAATAACATACGCAAGACGGTACGCTTTGCAATCAATCGCAGGAATACCAACAGCAGATGATGATGCTGAGTCGGCAATGTTGCGCGGGGACGATAAGAAGAAAGTTAATGAAGATCAGGTAATCTCTATCAAGAAACTTCTTGATGAAACTAAGGTAGATCAAACTGCATTCTTAGAGTGGGTAAAGGTTAAGTCGATTAGCGAAATCCTAGCAAGCAAATACGACAAAGTTGTTGCCGCTTTGGAGGCTAAGAAAAAGCCTATGACTGACGATCAACTTGCCGCTGTAGGCAAAAAGATTGCAGGAAAATGATTATTCTAGACCACGAACAAGGGACTGAGGAATGGTTTGCCGCACGATTGGGCAAGCCTTCCGCAAGTAACTTTGGAAAGCTGATTACTGCTACTGGTAAGCCGTCTACCAGTGCCGATGGGTATATCAATCAATTAATTGCAGAACGTCTAACAGGGCAATCTGAGCCGTTTTATCAGAATGAACACATGGCAAGGGGAACTGAGTTAGAACCAGAAGCGCGGGAAGCATACGAGTTTATTACTGGCTATTCTGTCACAGAGCATGGGTTTATTCTTGATGATAGCGAGGAATTTGGTTGCTCACCTGACGGAATTGTGGAATTTATTACCCAAGCGTGTACAGGTCTTGAAATTAAATGCCCTGCGGCTAACACAATGGTCAAGTATCTGCGCGACCCTCAGAGTCTAGTTAAAGCCTATTATCAGCAAATCCAAGGCTGTATGTTAGTCACTGGGGCAAGTTCTTGGGATGCGTTTGCATATCACCCTGAAATGCCTCATGTGCTTGTCACTGTAGAAAGAAATGAAGAATACATAAACCAATTAGCCGAGCAAGTTAAGTCGGCTGTAACTGTAATACAAAACCAACTGGAGAAACTAAAATGAAGGTAGGAATATCTATAAAAATTGACGTAACCAAGATTGATAAGTCAAGATTATACAAAGGGGCAAAAGGTACTTACCTAGACCTGACAACTTTTATTGATACGGAAGTAGCAGATCAATATGAGAATCATGGCTTTATTAGTCAAACCGTAAACAAAGAAGAGCGTGAAGCAAAAGTTCAAACGCCCATCTTAGGAAATGCCAAAGTGTTCTATACGGATGGAGCGCAAAGCGTAGTCCAAACAGGTCAGGCATCTATCGGCATAAGTGTGGAAGATTTAGATGAAGATATACCGTTCTAAAAAACCCCCCCTTTCGAGGGGGAAACCATAGGAGGTTTGTCAGCAGGGGAGAACTGACTTCACTAGAATAACACAGGATTAAAAAGATGGATATGATAGACGCGGGAAAATGCGTAAGGTTCGCGCAAAGCAAAAGTCAGGTCAGCAGTGCAGAACTATCTCGGCTAACAAATACCTCACCACAGCAAGTTCTTAGGTGGAGAAAGCATAAAAACATGAAACTCCACACCATTCAGTTAATATGCTCATGCTTAAACATCAGTATTGTAGATTTTTTGGCGTTGCCTTTATTGGAACGCTAGTATGACCACAAAGCAGGAGAGGGGAAACCCTCTTCTTCTGTGCAAGCATCTAAATGAATGAATCTACCGCCACCTTTCTGCTGAACACCAATTCTTTTAATGCCATGCTTTTGGGCTACTCTAATGACCTCTAAAGCCTTTTCTCCATTGCATAGGATATCAACCGCCTTTCCAGTTGTATGCGCTCCTAGATGGTTTTTACGCGCTTCTATGGGGTGCGAGGGTGATCTGTAAGCACTAGATAAAGGAAACGCAAATCCACACTCTTTTCGGATAGCGTTTAGTGTAATCATAAAGTCATCGTCCATTCCAGACAAACCTGTATGCTTGCATTTTAATTCTTTAGGTCTGAAATAAACTTTTTCTTCAACTTTTTTTGTAGTCACTTTCCGACTCCTTTGAGGCGTTCTGCTGATCTCATTGTGCCAAGCCCAAGCATTCCCATTAATACAGGTAACATTACAGAAGTATCAGCTTGGGGTATTTCTATTCCGAACCCTGCCGCCAAGGGGGAGATGAGAAAATTGACTGCAAAGCCAAAGACGCAGACCCATCCTGTAGCGGGTCGCCAAGAACTTTGAAACCAGTTTCCTTTTGCTTCTGCGGTGTTGAGCTTAATCTGAGCGACTGAGAGTTCCTGCGCGTGGCGTTCTGAGAGCGTTGCAATCTCATGCGCAAGTTTCTGCTTGGTGTCGGCATCAGGTATAAAACGCTCCAGTAGGTTGGAAACAGGGGCAATTAAAGACTCTAACATTATGCTAACCTTTCAATTAAAAACAATCCAATGATGAGTGGGTACATTCCCCACAACATCATCTCAGACTTTTTAAATCTTTCCGAACCATCATCAAGGCGTTTCTCAATGTTCTTCATTCTTACAGCGCACTCTCTTTCATGCGCTTCAAGTTTTAACAACGCCTCTTTGACGGTAGCCATTAGTTGATTTCTTCCACGGCTTCTTCTACTAATTCAGCGTCTTCAACTGGGCTTTCTAGTTGTTGAGTCAGCATATTAATAAACGAATCTTTGGTCACATTGGCATGATCTGCGTCAAATTTAGCTTGCGCCAAACGCTGTTCAGCAACTTGAATGTGTTGAACCATCATTTGTTGCTCTTCGGTCATATCTTCTAAAATGTAATCTTTGTCATTAATCTTTAATTCAGTTTTCTTTTCTTCTGACATTTTTAACTCTCCTAAAGTTTGTGAGTTTTTATTATAACTGATTTTTTTATTCTATTGCTAAAACTGTTTCTTATCCTGTACAAACGTCAACATAAGAAACATTTATAAGCCAATAAAATTATTCTTTGTCTTTCTTGGGTGCTTTCTTAGATACCCAGATTCCCGCACATATATCTTGTACAATTTTAGCTTGACCAGTAACAACAGTTGGGTCGCCATTTTCATCGTAACGAGACAAATTAGTAACGTGGTTAGATACTGCGGGTAATTCAGCATCTTCGCTGTCATCAAACGTAATTTGAGTAACGACCATAAGAGTCGGATTACCTTCGTTAGTATCTGTTCCTGCCGTGGCATCCATAGGAACGTATACTTCTGTGCGTTGGTTTACTTCTGTCTTAGTTATTGCCATTTTTTAATCTCCCTTAGAGATAGTTAAGTTATGCGCTTTCAAGCGCGGTAATTCTTGCTTCAAGTTCTTGAATTGTTTTGACCAACAAAGGTACTAGTTTGGCTTGATCTAATGCCTGTAAGCTGTCAACCGTAGTAGTAACATCATTATCGTCCGTTACTTCTTCTGTTGCATCTTTTTCGCCAACTACTGCGTCAGGAACAAGCTCTGCGACTTCGTGAGCAAAGAATCCATCAGTGCGTAAATCACTACCTTTCCACTGAAAGTTAATAGGACGTAAAGCCAGAAGTGTAGGCGTTGCCATTGACATAGGGCGCTCATCTTCTTTTACCCTGTAGTCAGATGTTGTTGTGTAGCTTGTAGCGAATCCATTGGATGTAATTCGCCCATCAACTGTCCCACTGCTATCGGTAAAGTTAATGTGATATTGGGCTGTTCCATTAGAGTTTCCTTGCGCCTTTGATTTAATATTTGGCGTGGTAGAACCTTGCGAGGTGCTTGCTAATATCTCCATCCTTCGGTTAAGGACGGTTTTTGTATTGTTAAAGTAGGCGTAATTTGTTGTGCCGCCCTGCATATAACAGCCGTAGCTTGTAGAGTTAGCTTCTAATCCTACGTTTCCGTTAACGTATGGGCCGTTAATAACTCTAACTGTTGTGTTGCCTATTGATAAACTACTACCAGTTGATGTGATAGTGCCGCAGAAGATATTTCCTGCGCCATCAATAATTTGTGTAGCTGTAGCGGCTTCGGTTGTTTGAAAAGCAGAATCATTACTGTAGCCACTACCGTTGTGGCCGCGTAACCACAATGAAGATACTTGTTTTTTACTTTTATAAAACCTATATCCGCAATACCTTGTAGTATTAGCGCCCGCGTTATAATTAAACAGGTTTAAAAAATCTAAGCTAGTGGCATCAGTTAATACGGTTCTAATTTGCGCTCCAGACATTACTCCCCGAATAAAACGCCAACCAGTGCCGTCATTTGCGTCTAATGAATCACCGTTAGCGCCCCAATAACGCTGAGTGTTACCGTAAGAAGTTCCTGCGCTATTATGAAATTCTCCACCTGCGTAGAAGTTTCCCGCTGTATCGCCACCGCTAACGTATTTTGCCCAACACTCAAAAGTAATTTCTGTTTCGTCATCCATAGCAAAGCGGTTAAGGTTGTCGCCAAAATACACGTTTACATTACCTGCTACTTGGAAACAGCCTGACGCGGGAGCGGTCAGATCGGTTACTTTAGTAAACGCTGTGCTAGTAGTTTCAAACTTTGCTTTTACACTTGCAGTAGTATCTGAGTCGGTAATACAAAACAAAGTTTCGTCATCAATATCTTTGTTTTGCGCTGTAATTCTATTTGTAAAGTCGCCATTAAGTGCGCCAACATCGTTAACGCTAAGACCTGCGCCAGTGATTGTACCACTAGCCCCTATAGTGCCTATGTTCGTTAGGTTTCTACTAGAGTCTATTACTGTAGTGCCGCCAACAGCATAATAAGAGCCTTTTATCTTTCCGTCACTTCCGTCAAGAGCAATAACATTAGTTCCATTATATGTCCCTCCATACATATACACTCTTGAGTTACTTGTCCCTCCGTTGCTCCCTGTGGCTATATACCTACTGTTTGAGTTTAGAATTTGTGAACTACCAAACCAACACCCACTTCCAAATTGAGCAGATTGATTTATTCGCAAATAGGTATCTGTGCCTTGAGCCATTATTTTGCTGTCTAAATAATAATAATCATTAGCGAATATATTACGATTAGCGTCTATTACTGTAGTTCCTGCACCTGTTCCAGAAGAGGGCTTGAGATATAGCCCTTCTTTGAACATCAACTTACCGTCAGCCAGTATGGTTGTGGTGCTTTCTGTTGAATTGAATAAAAAAGCATTCCCAGAGCCGTAGCTTGCGGTGTCTGAATGTACATACCGCAAATAACCACTTTGCGCTCTGGATGTCTGGTCGCTGAAACGAATGTCTGCCCCTGCGCCATTGGTCGTCGTAAATATATTTAGCGCATCAGTGTCGGCTGTTGCTGTAATAGCCCCAGAACTGATTGTGCCGATGTTGGTCAGGTTTCTACTAGCGTCTATTACTGTGGTGTTGTTTATTCTGTAGCCACCTACAGGAACATTTACTCCATAACCAACAGTACCCCCATCTCCAATTTGAAATTGATCTGCAAGGCTAGATGCGTTTGTTGGTTTAACTTGGAATTTAATAAAACCAGATGAGCCGCCACCACCACGATAAAATGTCATGTTAGAAGTTTCAACACCGTTATACCCAGAAACTTTAGATACTCCGACATAACTTAAATCTTGACGGTTGTTGTATAGCTTTAGTTCATTGACCGCATTCTGAGTCTTGAACAGATTAATTAATCCGTAGCCTTCACCTAACTGTAATTGTGACCCATTAACGTGAGGCTCTAAAGCGCGATATGAGCCTCCACCATAAATTCGGCTGTTGGCGTTAGGAAAATAAAGCCCACTAGAGAAAGTTCCTGTGGTAGTTGTCAATCCCCCTATTGGCGCAAGGTTTCCCGCTTGCGAAAGGGTCATTATTGTTGCGCCTGTGGAAAGCGTAAAGGAAGTTGTGGCTGTGCCTGTTCCTGCAACTTGTATATCCATATTAGCAGACGCGCCATTAGTAAGCGTTAACTTAGTCATGGATAAGTTGCCGATACCAACATTAGTCAACGCTCTAGACGCAGTGATTACCTCAACTCCACCGACAGAAATACCACCGCTTGTAATATTTATAGCACCACTAGAGATTGTGCCTATGTTTAATAGGTTTCTACTAGCGTCTATTACAGTGGTAGCGCCTATTTGATAGCTTCCTGCTCTAAAAGTACCATTAGCAGAAGGTACTCCAGAACTAGAATAACTACCATAGGCTAACTGACCACTTGCGTTCATCCATAACGAATTTGAAACTCTAGCACCCCAGTGAAAATTTAAATTAGGAGCATCTCTATCTTCGCCATCTCCTGCACCTGCAATTCCTCTTTCACGAATAGATATGGGTGAGTTATTCCAGTCATCTTGTGATGACATATTTGTAGCAAATTCACTCATTCCTGTTGCTGTAGCAGTAATTTTTGGTGCTGTAATAGCTCCACTAGAGATTGTGCCAACAGTAAGATTTCTTGATGTATCCAAGAACTGAGTGCCCGCCATTCTTAATGGTTTACCGCTAAAATCAATTCCACTGGCTGAAAACGATATTAAATTACCATTCTTATCGCTGTATAGATTTAAATCACCAGACTGGTTTGTTCCAATATAGGCATCTCTACTGCCATCTCTTCCATAGTAACTTATATAGTTCCAATCATTGCCATCGGAGCTATTAACATATAATCTTAACTTGTCATCTGTTGTGGAGTTAATTGTAATATCACCAGTAGCGTTAACAGCCCCACTAGAGATTGTCCCTGCAAAGGTAGCCGCATTATTTCCATCTAGCCTTAAAGCAGTTGATGCGGTTGAACCATCGTAAGTCTGAAAAGATAGAGAGTAGTTATTAACTAATCCCTCGACAATCCTTGCGTCACCGTTAGCCCAATCAAGCATCGCTCCGCTTGGTAAATCATATTCAGTTGCATATATCGCCCCACTAGATGTAATAGCCCCACTATCAATAGTGCCAATAGTTAGGTTTCTTGCCGCACTAACGATCTCTTGACCGCCCATACTTAACGTCCCTGCAAAGACATTTGTACCTGTAGCAGTTACTTGTAATTTAGTCGCGCCACCGACAGCAAGCAAGGTCGATGTAGATGAGTTTAAGACGGCTTGGCTTGTAGATGGAAAGCTAAGATAACTATTGTTCGTGTCCTTGCTGTAATAAACTCTGGCTTTTACGTCAGTTGCGGTTTCAAAGTTACTATTGCTAGTAATCGCGCCTGTCATCGCCCCGCCCGATAGAGGCAAAAAAGAACCTGTTGCGGCTATGGGTTGAATAATGGATGACAGTGTTGGCTCTGAACCATCAACAACGTAGAACATGGGTTTAGCCCATGACAATGATGCCGCGCTTGCTGTTGAATAGTAAAGATAGGTTCTGTGTTGCTGTATTGTAGAACCACTTTTCATTCTAAAGTCAGCATAAGTTGAACTAACTTTAACACCTGTATCACACCTATAAGTGCCACCTACACTGTTAGCCGTGCCAGTGTCAGAGTTTGCCCTAATAAATCCTATAGACACACACCAAACATCTTGAGGCAAAGTACCTATAACGAAAGGGCCAAAATATGGATTGGTGTTTGCAGTTCCATTTAAATTTAATGTATGACTACCATTGCATCCGTGATAAAAAGTTCCACTTGTTGATGCACCATTTCTTCGCACATAGACTACAGATATATATGAATTATTATCTGTTATTCCTGTTATTGTCTTGTTCCAACCACCGTCATCATTGCTTTGAGTGTCATTTGATGGGGTATGCCAAACTAAACCTCTACTACCATCAGGCAACGTGCTATGTATAATTTGGTTTTCTGCCTGAGTGCCATTTCTTGTAAAGTTGCCACCGTAGTACCCTGCTTGTGAATCGAATCCATTTGTATCTAAAACCCAAGCCGACGAATCTGCATAATTTAGTGCTATCCCTCTTGGTAAAGTGTCAACATAAAGCCTACCGTCTGATAAGGATGATGTTCCTCCAGAGTTAAGAGCCGCAACCGTAAGGTTGTTTGAGGGGTCAAGAAAGGTAGTCCCACCACGCTTATACGCTGTTCCATCAAAGCTACCACTAGCAAAAATCGTACCCTCTACAGAAATAGCCGTCCCAGAAGATGCTCGGCTTTTTAGGAAATACGTAGAATTGCTTGCGTCTGTTGTGAAAATTGTTCCTTTGACTGTTCCAGTAGAGTTAATAGCCCCACTACCAATAGTTCCAATATTGAGTAGGTTTCTACTACCGTCTATAAATTGAGACCCTGCAAGGTAGAGGCCGTTTGTAGACCTAAAGTAAATGCCAAGCCAATCTAGACTAGCATCA